GTCATGCGCGTACACCCGCGAAATTAGGCAGGGGGGGGTATAGGCGGATGAATGCAAGGACGAGCGGACAAAACCCACAGCGCCCAAACTGCTGGCTGGCAATCCTGGCAAGCGTGCTGGCGTGCTTTGCTTGGTGGAGTCGTGTGTAAAAAAAAATATCACTCGAAACTTGTTAGGCTTCGAGTGATAAGTGTTGAGTGTAAAATTTAAAATCAGGTGTTGGCAAATTCGCCGTGGTGCTTTCTTAGCTCTTCGTCACGGGCGGAGATAGCCTCCTCCAAAGTGTTGAAGTTCTTTCTAAAAACTATCTTGTAATTCGACCAAATCTTTACTTGGTAACGTCCGTAGCGAGTTGGATAAATACACTTCATGCCCGGTTTGGTTGACTTGCTTTTTTGGTTCATTCTGTTCTGCGATGGTGTGCAGTTTCTTAAGTTGCTCTTTTGATTGTCTAAGGTATCGTGACTAATATGATCGCAAATCAAATCATCTGGCGTTTGCATAATAAAGCGGGACATTTGAATCGTCGTTCGGTTCGGTCTGGCTGTAACCATGACGGCGTAAAAGGATTTAGTTCTTTTCTCCAAACGCGCTTGCCACTTGAACTGATTGACGCGTTCAAAGTCCTCGTCATCGACAAGCGCAAACTGTCCTTGAGTCAGCGGTATCTTTTTCATGGGCTATCCCTTGCGAACCTTCACCGGCTTTTGTGCTTCGCGTGGTTGCGTGTGACCGTTCGGACTGCGGAACACACCACCACAGGCGGCAATCAGGTTGATCGTTTCGACCATGACTTCTTCAATGTCAAGGCGGTCTTTGCGGTCGCGTTGGAGTTGTTCAGGCGCGCGATAGCACTCAGCAAGATAGTAGCCGAGCGTTTCAATGTTGCGGGTCAGTTGAAGGATGGAGTCGGGGGCGTTGGTATCTTTGAGGTATTCAAGCAAAGTTTCAACGGCGGTTTCACCAAGGCTTTCGGTGAACTCAGGGGCGACGGGCAGAACGGAAAGATCAGACATGGCGGTACTCCTTTTGGGATGGGTGATTCCGCCGTGCGTCTGATAAAATTTACTCAGACTGCCGTTGTGGCACGAGCACAGCGGTGGTTTAGAACCTATCGAGCGTTACCGCGCTCGATAGGTTCGTCTTTTTCGGGGCTTTGGCATTTCCTGCAAATCTTTCTCAGTAATTTCAAAACCTTGTTTTCGTACATACTCTATCAGTGCGAAAACTATTTCACCTTGAAGGCTTCTTTGGTTTTTTGCGGCGCTTTTATTAAGCGCGGTGTGCAATGCAGTAATCAATCTCAGGCTCATAGTTATCATACCTCTATGATACCGCAAGGGTACACGAAAAGTCAAGGGGTAGCAAATGCCGTTTCCGCAGCAACAGGCACAGGTCAAGAAGGGAGGCGGAACTTCCGTCAAGAATATTATGGCTAGAGGCAGACTTCCAAAACCAACCGAACAAAAAAAACTTGAAGGCAACCCCGGCAAACGCAAGCTCAATGAGCAGGAACCAAAGCCCGATGTTGCCATCCCCGAATGCCCGCCACACTTGGAAGGCGAAGCAAAAAAAGAATTTACGCGCATCACCCAGGAGCTGCTCAAGCTCAAGATCATCGCGGAGATAGACCGCGCCGCGCTCGTGGCGTATTGCCAGGCGTGGGGCGATTACATCAAAGCCACCAAGGAAATCAAAAAAGAAGGCGAGGTACTTTACTCCGATAAAGGCAACGCCTATATCAACCCGTGGAAGAACCTCCAGACCAGCGCAATGGACCGCATGCTGCGCTTCTCTGCCGAATTCGGCATGACCCCATCCAGCAGATCCCGCATCAAAGTCGAAACACCCACCTCAGAAGATGAGATGGCGAAGTATTTATTTGGCAATAAAAACGTAAAGGTATCAGCGTAGTGACATGGCAAAAAAGAAGGAGGTGCTGCAGCCAGCAGAACAATATGCACAGGACGTGATCAACGGCAAGGTCATCGCCTGCAAATGGGTCAAGCTGGCGTGTGAACGTCACGTTCACGACCTACAGCACGCGCACGAGCGCGGCTTTTATTTCGACCCTGAAGCGGGGCAATATGTCATCAACTTTATAAGCATGCTTCGGCACTCCAAAGGCAAGTGGGGGCGTGGCATCGGCGAGTTTATCGTACTTGAACCGTGGCAGCAATTCATCATTTGGGTAGGCTTCGGTTGGAAGCGTGCCGATGGTATGCGTCGCTTCCGCACCATCTACGACGAGGTAGCCCGTAAAAATGGCAAGAGCACCAAGGCAGCTGGCTTGGGTTTATATCTTGGTTTTGCTGATGGCGAACCAGGTGCAGAGGTATACAGTGCAGCGACCAAACGCGACCAGGCTCGTATCGTCCACAAAGAAGCCATCCGCATGGTGCGCAAGAACCCAGGGCTGCGCAAATACATCAAGATCTATAAAGACAACCTCAACCTCGAGCAGACCGCTTCGAAGTACGAGCCGCTAGGCGCGGACTCAGACAGCACCGACGGTCTCAACATCCACGGCGTCATCGCCGATGAGCTGCACGCGTGGAAGTCTCGCGAGATGTACGACGTGCTCGAAACCGCGACCGGCTCACGCGAACAGCCGATGATCATCTCGATCACCACTGCCGGTGTGGACCGTCGCAGCGTGTGCTACGAAAAACACGAATACACCCGCAAAGTGCTCGAAGGCTGGAAAGACGGTTCCTTCGAAGACGATACCTGGTTCGGCATCATCTACACCATAGACGAAGGCGACGACTGGCGCGACGAGCGCGTGTGGATCAAAGCCAACCCCAATCTTGGCGTTTCAAAATACATCGAAGATCTGCGCATGAAAGCCAAGCGAGCCGAGAAAATGCCCGCTGCGCTTGCTAGTTTCCTGCGGCGTGAACTCAACGTCTGGGTGCAGGGCGAAGTCAAATGGATGCCAATGGATCAATGGCGCAAGTGCAAAGGCAAGATCCCTGCGCTACAACTTCCCGTGCGGCTGGAAAAAGCAACCTGTTATGGCGGCTTGGATATGTCCAGCACGTCCGATCTGACCGCCTTTGTAATGGTCTTCCCTGACGAAGACGGCTACTTCGACGTGGTCTGTCGCTTCTGGATTCCCGAAGATCAACTGGAAGTCCGCACGCGTGACTACGGTTTGCAATACAGCGTCTGGAAGGATCAAGGCTTCATCGAAACCACCCCAGGCAACTCCATCGATCCTGATTACATCCTCGACCAGGTCGAGCAGGATGCAGACTTTTTTGAGATTGACCAGGTCGCCTTCGACCGCTGGGGAGCTGCACGTGTGGTCACAACCTTGGAGAACAAAGGACTGACAATGGTGCAGTTCGGTCAGGGCTACGCCAGCATGAACCCACCCATGAAAGAACTGGAACGGCTGGTTTTATCGGGCAAGCTGCGCCACGGTGACAACCCAGTGCTCACATGGATGGCAGATAACGTCGTCGCCAAGATGGATCCCTCAGGGAATATCAAGCCAGACAAAGAAAAGAGTCGCGAGAAGATCGACGGCGTTGTGGCGCTGATCATGGCGCTCGACCTGGCATTGAGAAATCCCGAAAAAGTGAGCGCCTTAGAAAAGCATGGCGTTCGCAGGCTCTAATCGTCCTTGACTTCCCCGCGCTTCGGCGGCGTAATAGGGGCATGGAGATCAACATGAACACACAAACAGCACTGGAAGCCTACGAAGAAAAACAGGCAGAGATCAAGAAGCTGCTCGCACAGATCACAGTAGGGCTGGAACAGCACGATCGCAAAGCCAGCACCACAGGCGGACATCACTGGGGGCACGTAGGCGACCTCACTGACATCGCAGCCACTCTGGCAGACCTCAAGGATCGCCTGCACGAAACAGGCGAATACGAAAAGACAGTCACTACCTTCAACCGCAAGGGCAGGAAGATCAAGGTCACAATCCCCTTGACAAACTAGCACAAGCGTTCTAAAATACATATCGACAAGCACTAGGGTGCCCCCCTCACCCTGGTGCTTGTCATTTAATTACCGTTGACAATTCATATGGGGCGATTATACTTAAAACAGAATTCAATTAAATACCCTTGGCAGTCCTGGCTGGTCCGGGACATCCCCCTCAGAGCTGATGCCGCTCCGAAAATCTCACCAGAGATCTTCGGAGCGGCTTTTTATATTTTACAAAAGGAGAACGACATGGCTGATTTTGTTTTCAATATTGCGAAGGGGCGCGTGGTTGAGTATTACAACCGCGTAAAGAATAACGACCCGGCGAATAGTGCGCTGATAGTAGTGGCGATCGATGCGAATGGTGACACGGATGCAACGATGCGCGACCGCGACGACCTGGCGGTATTGCTGGGCGGCACGGCGAATGAGGTGACGAATTCGGGATACGCCCGCAAGGTGCTGACGGATGCGGACCTGGCGGCATTGCCTGCGCCGGACGATGTCAATGATCGTTTTGATATCGACCTGCCAGACCAGACCTTCAGCGCGATTGTGGCGGGCACGGCATGGACGGATCTGATCATTTGTTACGACCCAGACACGACCGGCGGGACTGACTCGGCAATCATCCCGTTGACCTGCCATGATTTTCCGATCACGCCGGATGGGAGTGATATCATCGCGCAGATCGCAGCGGCTGGGTTCTTCAGAGCTTCGTAATATCCAATGGCGACAATCACCAACGTTCAAGCCGCAAAATACGGGAGTGCCGCGAGTAATAGTGTCACGGTATCTTGGACATCCACTCCCACCTCTGGCAACCTGTTAGTTGCCAGAGCAATCGGGGCTGCGGCAACGGACGCTGGTGCAATCTCAGGTTGGACCTTGGTATCTTCTGCGCGTTATGGGGCAACGACTGGATTCGTTTCTATATTTGTCAAGGTTGCAGGAGGAAGCGAAGGGAATGTGACTGTGACCTTCACCGGCTCTAACCCGACCCGCCTTGTCATTGAGGAGTGGAGCAGTTCAACTGGATGGGCTGCCACGCCATTAGACCAGTCTGCTAATACTAATAATGCGGGCAGTACGGTCACATCCCGAAGCACCGGAACGACCGGAACGACAACGGTTGCAGACGAACTGGCGGTCTCCGTGATCGGTTGGGGCAGTGCAGTTACTGGAATAAGTTGGAGTAATTCGTTCACCGACAGTTTCTCGCAACCCACAGGCTCTTTGACTTTTGGTGGAGCACATAAAACGCTTTCGGCAACCGGGACGGTGGAAACTACTGCCAGTTGGACAACGGCAAGATTAGCGGGCGCGGCAATTGCCACGTTCAAAACAGTAGCCACACTCACCGGCGCGGTATTGCAACCGAGCGAGACGGATGCGGCACAAGCAGTAGCCCGCCAAAAAGCGCGGGGTGTCGTTCAGAACGCCGAGACGGACAGTGCGCAGGCGCTGACGCGTGCAAAGCAGAAAACAGTTGGGCAGAACGCCGAAACGGATTTCACGCAGGCATTGACGAGCGCGAAGCAAAAGGCGCTGGGGCAAAACGTCGAGACGGACAGTGCCCAGGCGTTGACACGTGCGAAGCGGAAAACTGTCGGTCAGGTAACGGAAGAAGATACGGCGCAGGCGGTCACTGAAGGCTCCTCCAATGAGATCGTGCAAGCCGTGTCCCAAAACTCCGAGGCGGACATTGCCCAAGCGTTGACACGTGCGAAACGGAAGACGCTGGGGCGGGTCATCGAATCAGACCAAGCCATAAGCATAAACCGCGTCAAAGTGTTGCTGATCGGACAAGTCGCTGAAACCGATCTGGCGCAGGCGCTGTTTCCGCAGAAACGAATTGCCATCACGCAGGTCGTCGAGGTAGACCTCTCGCAGCCGATTGCTCGCGGTAGTTTTATTCATGCGCTGGGGCAGGCGTTTGAAACCGAAACGGCGCTGCCCATCTCAAGAATGCGGGTCATCTCACTGAAATTGGTCAGTGCTGCGCAGGTTGCTGCCGCAGGGATGGTTGCCGGTGAAACGCAGACGATTTGTCCGTCCGTTGATGTCTTGGGGAATACATCGATGGCAACGTTACAAGGTGTGATCCAGTCCGTCTCGACGGACCGGGTCTATATGGAAACCGAGGTGCTACCATGACAGATGTAATTCAAAATGGAAATATCGGCGTAAAGATCGTGGTCAATGTTGTGGATGAAAACGGAGATCCGCGCGACTTGACTGGCGCCACAAACCTAAAAATCAAACTCCGCTCGGTATTGCCGTCCCAAAAAGGCAAGTCGTTCACGGCAACCGCAGAGAATTTATCGCAGGGATCGCTTTCTTATACAACAGCGGCTGGGAATATTGACGCGCTGGGCGAATGGAAAGTGCAAGCCTATTACGAACTCAATGGATGGCAGGGTCATACCAAACCTGAGATCGCGTTTCACGTCGAAGACAATCTGGCGTAAAAGAAAAGGAATAGATCGTTATGAAAAAAATTGCAGCTAGTGTTCTTGCGGCAGCGTTTGGATGGTTATTTTTAGCATTCAGTCCTGCCCTTTACGCCTCCCCCACAGGGAGCGGCACGACGTGTACTGAAGCCGCGCCCTGTACTCTGACCGAAGCGATTCGGCAGGGCGGTGAGATCATCATGCGCGGCGGGACGTATGCCGCACCCACGACAGGCTGGCAGTTCGGTGTGACTTCTTCGCTTACAAATTTCCCAGGCGAGATCGTGACCCTCACCGCCAAAAGCAAAAGTTCTGGAAATTATATTTTCAAGTGCCTGCAAATTTCGCCGCTGGTGGATGATGTAAAAATCATCGGCTCAGACGTTGGTGCAAGTAAAGGCATCATCATGACGGGGGAATTTCTCGGCATTGCTCCTGCAATCGTCGCTTATCAATGCGATGATTGGGAGATTGCAGGAATTGAATTCCGCGATGTTGGATATGCTATCTTCCAGAGAAAAGTGAACAACGGCAATACCTCCGCGGATGGCTGGTACGTTCACGATAATCTGGTGTCAGATTACTACCGCGAGAGCGGGATGCAGTTCAATGGGAATGGAAACCTGATCGAGAACAACCGGATCATCAAAAAAACTGGAAACTCATCCACTACCTATGGATGTCAGTTGCTAAATTTGCTTGGGAATAACAACGTCGTCCGTGGAAATTATCTCGAGCGTGTGGACCAGACCGTCCGGTGTATTGGTATCTTTTTTGAGTGGGATTTGGCAGATGCAAACCTGATCGAGAATAATACAATCAAGGGCGTCCCGAATGGGATTTCGTTCTTTGGCGGCGACAATAACATTATCCGAGGCAATACGATTTCAGGCGTTGACACAACTTTTGTCATTCGCTCTTGGTCGGATGCTGTAACTGCCTATCCCTGCAACTTCTCATCGTTCATGCCATTGGAAAGTGATACCGGCAATCCAGACTGGCAGTATATGTATCCACACGATTGCAGGTCAAAGGGTAATCGCTTTGAAAACAATATCACGAGCGGTTTTAGTAGGCTGTCGGTCATAGACCTGCCTGAGAGTTCAAATATTTTTGTTTCTGGTCTAACTCAAACCGCGACGCCGTCTTATACGATGACAGCAAGCGACACGCCTGTGCCGACAAATACTGCCACCTTCACGCAAACGGCTACCGCAACCTTCACCCCGACCAGAACGCCGACCCATACAGCCACCCAAACGGCAACCATGACCTTCACACCCACAAGAACGCCATTGCCCACCGTTTGCATTCCCCTATATAAGATATGTATAGGAGAAATGCCATAAGTTTTTGTGATTTCTTTTGTTGACGTTTCCCTTAAAAGGTTGTAAACTTAGAACAGAAATTCAACTAAATATTTTTGGCAGTCCTGGCTGGTCCGGGACATCCCCCTCAGAAGTGATGCCGCTCTGAAAATCTTACAAGAGATTTTCAGAGCGGCTTTTTTATTTCCCATGCAGAGACCTGTTTACCCAACCATCCCTACCGCCTACACCTTTCAGGAATTCGCGAACATCAATTGGCAGATGTACGCGAGGACGGAAGGCAAGCACATGGGCATTGATATCGGTGTCGTCAGCGGGCAACCCGGCGCACCGATCTATGCCGCTTATTTTGGTTTGGTGGTCGAAGCGGGCTATTCTGACCAGGGCGGCTACGGTCGCAGAGTCGTCATCGAGCATGAGACCCGCCGATACTCCACCTTATACGCGCACCTCAAAGACGTGCAAGTGCAGGTCGGTGACGTGGTTGAAGCGGGTAAACAGATCGGCACAATGGGCGGCAACGTAGAAGACAAACAGCGCGGCGCCAGTGGTGGCACGCATCTCCACTTCGAAGTCATCCTGCGCGACCCCGTCCCTGGCTCCATCCGCACTTCACGCGGTTATTGCGTCGACCCGATTCCCTATCTCATGCAGCGCTACTTCCCCGCGCCGATCAACGCCATCAAAGTAACCAGCCTCAGAGGGCTGCGCGTGCGCTCGAAGCCCCAAGTCACCAGCGAAAGCGTTCGCAATCTATTTCTGAAAGACATCGTCAACATCGCCGAGATCCTGCCTGCCTCTGGCAACGCTCAATGGGTCAAGCTATGGAGTCTGCGGGACGAATACAGCGCCATCAAATACGACGGGCAGATCAACGCCGAGCTGGTCGCGCCTCTGGTTGTGGATGTTACGCCTCCACCCGCGCCCGAGCCGGGTACACCTCCCCAGACAGGCACCTATGCCCAAGGCTTTCAAGACGCGCTCAACTTGATGCGCGAGTTTATCAACACTCTTCCCAAGGAGGGCAAGTCATGACTGGCAACAGTGAACTGATCCGAAATATCCGAGATGTGATCCAGAGCGGCGGCAATATTGATATCAACACGCGCGACGTGTTGTTGTTCTCTGCCATCTTGGACATCTACGAATCAAATGAAAAACAGGCAGATGCGATCAAGGCTCTAAAAAAGCAGATCTCGGATGGCGAGCAAAATCAAAAGGATGCTGTGCAAACCCTTCGTGAAGAGTATCGCCCAATGAAGACATTTTACGCCGTTGGCATCTGGGCAGCCTCTGCCATTGGCGTGCTTTTCATCGGACTGCTGTGGAGCATGTTGACGGGGCGCGTGCAGTTGGTGTTCGTGCAATGAATTTCTTCAAATCCATCGAGCGCGAAGAAGTGACCTACTGGGTCGGGCTGGCGTTGCTCTTTGTCGGGCTGACCATTCGCGTTTCTGTAGCAACAGCCCTCATCGTCACCGGTGCCGTCATCGCGTTGGAGTCGGTCGTCACCTCGTATCTGGCGACCTGGCTGGCGTTCAAGAATGAGGCGAAGAAATAATGCCGCTCTCGATTGCACGCGTCCAACAGCGTTTCCATCCCTCGCAGGATCCACCCGAGTGGTTCCGGCAATACGCCCTCAACATGGGCTGGGATACCAACTCGGGCATCAACATCAACCCCGACACCGCCATGCGCGTCAGCGGTGCGCTGGCATGCATTCGCATCATTGCCGACACCGAATCCTCGCTGCCGTTTCATACCTATCGTGAGATCAAGCGTGGTAAAGAAAAGGCGAAGGATCACTATCTCTACCCGATCCTACACGACGAAGCCAACCCCGAAATGTCCGCCTTCACCTTTCGGCGCACCATGACCGCCCACTGTGCCAGCCGTGGCAATGGGCTGGCAGAGATCGAATTCAACGGGGCAGGGCAGGTCAAAGCGCTGTGGCCGCTCAACCCCGACAAGGTCACCTTGATCCGCGAGAAGCGCTCCAAGAAATTGGTCTACATGGTCACCCTGCCAGACGGCGAAGAGAAGCCTTTATTCGCCGAACGCGTGCTGCACATCAAATGGCTGAGCCAGAACGGCTTGTGGGCGTTGTCACCGGTGCAGTTGCAGCGTGAGTCCTTCGGCATTTCAATGGCTGCCCAGGAATTCATGTCACGTTTCTTCAGCAACGATGCCAGCCCACGCGGCGCCTTGGAAACCGATCAAGCCCTGAGCGACAAAGCCTTCAGTCGCCTCAAGGAAGAGTTTATCGACAATCACGGCGGGCTGGATAAAAAGCACCGCTTCGCCATCCTCGAAGAAGGGCTGAAGTTCAATCCCATCAGCCTCTCACCGCAAGACATCATGCTGCTCGATCTGATGCGCTTCGGCATCGAAGACGTCGGTCGCATCTGGGGCATCTCGTCGGACATGCTCAACCTGCCAGACAAAGCTGCAACCTATGCCAGCGTCGAGCAGTTCGGCATTCGCTTTACCACTCACACCGTCCGTCCGTGGACCGTGAACTGGGATCAAGAAGTCAACCGCACTCTGCTCACCAAGCAAGAGCGCAAGGAATACTTCTGCGAACATAACCTCGACGGTCTGCTGCGTGGCGATTATGCCACCCGCACCGCAGGCTACAACAGCGGCATCACCACCGGCTGGATGACCCGCAACGAAGCGCGTGGGTTCGAAAACCTCAACCCGATCGATGGTTTGGATGAACCGCTTGTGCAACTCAATATGTCTGCGGCTCAACAACGCGCCATCATGCAGCCGATCTATCAAGATATCTTGCAGCGTGCCCGTCGCCGCGAGTTTCATGATGTGGATTCTGCAGAGAAGCGTTTCAAACAAGTACCTTCTGCTTTTGACGAATGGCGTCACAGTTTCTACAACGATGATCACAGGAAGTTCGTTGCCCTGCAATTGGCGCCTGCCTTGAAAGCTCATGCTGCCCTGCGGCATGAACCGTTGATCGGCACCGAGATCGATGCACTGGCTGAAGAGTTGGCAGACAAATACTGTGAAGAAGCCCTGCGCGGCGGAAACCCCGACCTGCTGCGGGATTGGATCAAGAAATTATCAGAACGGAGTGAAGTATGAGCAACATTGAAACCCGCTATCTCGGCATCATGTCCATCGAAGCCACTACAGGTGAAGGTGGCATTCCGATCATCAAAGGCACATCACCAGTATTTAACGCCATCAGTGAAGTGCTATTCGATCCGGAGATGGGACCCTTTCGTGAAGTGATCGAGCCGACCGCGCTCGATGCCTTGTTTGCCAAAGGTATTCCCGACACGCGGGGTCGCATGGATCACAAAGTCGTGTTGGGGCGCACCAAGAACAATACGCTCATGTTGCGCAAAACTGAAAAGGGTATCGAGTACGACATCATCATCAACACGGAAGACCCCGAAGCGATGAGCGCTTACCGCAAGGTGCAACGGCAGGACGTAGATGGCGCTTCATTCATGTTCACTGTACCGCCCAAGGGCGAGACCTGGGAGATGCAAGATGGCATGCCCTTGCGCCGCGTGAAAGAAATTGACCAGCTGATGGACGTGGGACCGGTAACGTATCCCGCGTATCCGCAGGCGAGCGCGAATGCTCGCAGCAAAGTTATCGAATTGCGTCAACAGCAAAGCGAACCGACCGACCCAGAAGGGGAGGGCGGTGAGAGTCTTATCGCGGCTGACCAGAAGGCAGCCCAGGACGATCAAACGCTGACGTTGATGGCAATGGAAATTGAAATCGATCAAACCAAGGAGTAATAAAAATGACTGAAATTCGTGAACTCAAGCAACAAAAAGTCACGCTCTTCAACCAGGCGAAAGACATCAAGTCTGCCGCCGACAAAGAAAAGCGTGCCATGTCCCAGGAAGAGCAAAATAACTGGGATGTGATCATGGACAAATGGACTGCCCTCAAGCGGGATATCGACCAGCGCGAACAGCTCGCCGCGATGGAAACCGATATCCAAGGCGCAGAGACCCGCTCGGTGACCCTGCCCGATCCCGGCGACGATGGCGCTGGCGAAAGCCGCGGCAAACGCCTGGATGTCTCGCAGTTCCCTGCACGTTATCAGCACGCCTTGCGCGAGCTGCAACAGCGTGGCGACTTCCGCATGAAGCCGGACTATACAGGTGTGATGGACCCGTTCATTCGTGACAACATCCTGCCGAACGT